CATCAACAACCAGGATGCCGGGATGTACAGGACCTTCATCGGTGGGCTGCGGGAGACCAATCCGCATTTGCGGGTCATCGGACTGACGGCGACGCCGTACCGGCTGGGGCAGGGCATGGTGACGGAGGGAGATGACAGCCTGTTCGACGGGCTGATCGAGTCCGTCTCCATCGAGGAGCTTGTGGCGCGCGGGTATCTGGCGACACTGCGCTCCAAGTTCACGGACGTCCGGCTGGACGTTGGCGGCGTAGCCAGGCGCGGCGGAGAGTTCGTTGAAAGTGAGCTCCAGGCGCGTGTCGATACGGAGGACGACAACGCTGCGATCGTGGCGGAGACCATCCGCCGGGCGGAAGCCCGCCAGTCCTGGCTCTTCTTCTGCGCGGGCGTCGAGCACGCCCGACACATGCGAGACGAACTCCGACGCCAGGGCGTGACAGCGGAGGCTGTCACGGGTGACATGCCAAAAGAACAAAGGGCATGGGTCCTTGAAGATTTCAAGGCTGGGCGTATTCGAGCCGTAACGAACATGAACGTGCTTTGTCTTGATGAGGAAACAGAAATTTTAACAAGTGATGGATTCGTTGGGATTGATGAGATGAGCTCGTCTCATATGATCGCAGCATGGAGAAAAGATGGGGGAATTGACTTTACCCCACCTCAAACCATCATTCGACGGGACAGGATCCCTGGCGAACAAATGGTTTGCTTAGGCAATGGAATGGGAGCAAACATCAGAGTTACAGCAAATCACCGAATGGTTGTCAGATGTGGCAGAAAACGATGCAAACTCAAAGTCGTCAGCGCAGAAAACCTTATAGGAAAACCATGCACAATTCCAGCTTTCGGAGAATCCTTGCCGTTAAAAATTGAGTGCGAGCAAAAACAAGAGGAGGTCTCTTTTTCAAGACAGGTTATTGCAGTCGCTTACCATTATCGTAAAAAGGGGATTGAGGCAAAAGAAGCTCGTCAAAAAGCTGAGAAATTCGTCGGTAGGGTCAGAAATGCAAAATACAAGAACCCTCATGAACTTACACTCGATGAGTGTGCTTTTATTGGGTTTTGGTTGGGAGATGGAACAAAGTCGTGCGGAAGATACAGCATTTCCCAATCATTGATTTACCCTGATATTGTGGCATGGGCCGAAAGCCTTTTTTCAAGGATTGGCATCCATTATACAAAAAGCGTATATCCTCCAAAAGGCAATATGAAAGCCCCTGCTATACGATGGAATTTTGCAAGGGGGACAGGCGGAGACGGGCAAGAAGTAGAGGGCGGATATTACCCATACGAACCCTATCTCAATAAGGCTGGGAGCAAGTTGCTTTTAGGGCTTGATAAACCTCAACTTTTAGCCTTGCTTGAGGGGTTATGGAAGGCCGATGGAGTTCATCATGGGAAAATCCTCACAAAAACTCATTATATTCACAGCACTTCCTTGCCGCTTTTGGATATCCTTCAAGCCGCTTGTTCCATGCGCGGGGTTTCGGCTGTCCTCAGCAAGTCTTCGCTACCACGAAAAGTCAATCATAGGCAACAATATCGTTTCGCTTGGGGAGGTCGCAATAGTTGGAGTTACACAAAGAACAGCTCACGCTTGGAGACGCAATATAAAAAAGAGCGTGTTTGGTGCGTAACTTCTTCCACTTCATTTTTGATTTGTCGTAGGCGCGGTCGTGTTTTTGTCACGGGGAACACCACAGGCTTCGACCACCCGGATATCGACCTGATCGTCATGGCGCGCCCCACGCTTTCGCCGGGGCTCTATCTCCAGATGGCGGGGCGAGGAATGAGGGTGAAAAGTGGCCCGTATACGGACTGCCTTGTGCTGGACTTCGCCGGGAACATTGCGCGCCATGGGCCGGTGACAAGTGTTACTCCTCCAAGAGCGAAGGGGAAGGGAGAGCCGGGGATGGCTCCAGTGAAGGAGTGCCCCAAGTGTCAGGAGGCAGTTCCCGCGGGTGTGAAGGTCTGCCCCTGTTGCGGGTATGTGTTCCCCGAAGAGGCTAAGGAGCGCCCAGAGCTGAACAAGACCGAGGACATCATGGGCGGCCCCGTGCGCATGGAGGTTCGTGACTGGTTCTGGTCCCTCCAGAATAGCAAGAAGAACGGGACTCCGATGCTCCGCGTGGACTTCTTTGGGCAGGAGCTGATGGCGGACGTCGTTTCGCTTTACCTGTGCCTGATGCACGGAGGCTACGCGGAGGAGAAGGCAAAGAAGATACTGTACGCCCTGACGGGGCAGCGCGTGGGCGAGCTTGATGAGGGCGACCTGAGCAACATTGCCGAGTCCATGAATGCCTCAGACGCCTGCCCGTCATGGATGGAGTACCGGAGGAGAGGGCATTTCTCCGAGATAGCGAGATGGGGCTGGGAGGAATAACAGGATGAAACTGCCGGCTGATTGGAACGTAAATAACGGCAACGACCTCCCGCCAGAACGGCAGGCGCAGGAGGCCATGCTGGAGGCCCTGGGAGCCGCGCCCAATGAGGTCTCTCTGGACGGGAGGCTCCACCGCTTCAAGGTGGAGGGCGACGTGGGGACCGAAAGGACGGGCTGGTACGTCCTTCATAGGGATGGTGTGCCAGCTGGAGCGTTCGGGGACTGGCGGCGCGACATAACGCAGAAGTGGCACGGCTCCGCCCCCCACGACCTGAGCGCGGACGAGCTTGCGCAAATCGAGGAGAATTGCCGCCGGGCACAGGAGCTGCGGGACGAGGAAATGAAGAAACGCCGCAAGCGGGCTGCGGAGACGTGCCGGGAGATATGGAAGAACGCCCCTGAGGCGAACGTGGAACACTCGTATCTTCAACGCAAGAAGGTAGAAACCCACGGGTTGAGAATGACGGGCGACGGGAGGCTTATCATGCCAATTTACATCGGCACAGAGCTTTCCTCACTCCAGTACATCCGGCCCGATGGACGTAAGGAGTTCCACTATGGCGGTGAGATTGGAGGCGGCTACTTCCGCATCCCTGCATCTCCCCACCCTGCCTCGGGCGCTAAATACATAGTCGAAGGGTACGCCACGGGCGCCAGCGTGCACGAGGCAACAGGCTGCGAGGTCTGGGTGGCCCTGAACGCCGGGAACCTGGGCAAGGTGGGGCGCTTCCTCCGTGAGAATCTGCCGAACGCTGCACTGACGTTTGTCGCCGACAACGACGAGAGCGGCGTGGGGCAGAAGAAGGCTCAGGAGGCCGCGGAGGCCATAGGCGCAAAGGTCATCGTCCCGCCGGAGCCGGGAGACGCCAACGACTACGTGGCCGCCGGGAAAGACCTGCGAGCATTGTTACTTGGAACAAAGCGATGGATTCTTCCGGTGTCTGAGTTCTGTAAAAAGCCTCAGCCGATCAAGTGGCTGATAAAGAACTGGGTTCAGGAGGACGCACAGATGATGACGTTCGGCGCATCCGGGGCAGGCAAGACGTTCGTCGTCCTCGACATGGCGCTCTCCATCGCCTGCCCTCAGATCACGGACTGGCACGGATTCAAGGTCAAGCACGGTCCCGTGGTCTACCTGGCAGGAGAAGGCTACATTGGTTTGAAGGCCCGCATTGCGGGCTGGATGACGCACAAGGACGTAAGCAGCGTCAACATGTACGTCAGCGATGAATCCGTAGACTTGAATACCCCGGGGGGCGTAAAACGCACCGTGGAGGAGATACGAAGCTACAAGGTGGCCCCGAAGCTGATTGTTGTGGACACGCTGAATCGCTTCATGGTCGGCGACGAGAACAAAGCACAAGACGCCAAGACGATGCTGGATGCCTGTGCAGCGCTGGAGCGCGAGTTCCAGTGCACGGTCATCCTGGTCCACCATACCGGTGTGGCAGAGAGCGCCCAGGGGCGAGCCAGGGGCTCCTCCGCATGGCGGGGCGCCATGGACATCGAGTTGGCCGTCATCAAGGAAACTGATGACCCGCTGGTCATTCTGCGCCAGACAAAGAACAAGGACGCCGAACTGCAGGCCGATCTGGTCCTGGACCAGGTGACGGTCGAGGTCCCCGGCTGGTTCGACGAGGACGGCGAGCAGATCACGACCAAGGTCATGGAGCTGTCCGAAAATACAGGGGAGATAAAAGTACCAGAAGAAAAACCCCTGTCCGCCAACCAAAATTTTGGAATGATGACCTACATTGAGGCGGCATCCACGGCCGGGATACTGAATGAGAAGGGGGAATTCCAAGGGCTTGCCCTGGAGGAGTGGCGCAAAGTGTTTTTCTCCAAGAGCACGCTCGATAGTTATGGTGCGAAAAAAACAGCCTTCCACAGAGCCCGTAATGACCTGGTGAGACTCAAGTGGCTTGACGTGGACGACAACATTTATACCCCAATAGGATTATGGGCCCCTTGGGAGAGAAAATTCCTAGCTACAAGGCTACGGAGGGGACAAGAGGGTACAAGCACCTCCACGCAACATGGATAACGAGAGTTTTATCGGAAAGGATACATAGGTTACATAAGGGTTACATGTAACCATGCTGTAACCTTCGTAACCCGATAAGAGCGCTTGAGTAATGTAACCTACAAACCATTGGTAATAGCGAGTTACTTAAAAGGTTACATAGGTTACATGGAGGTTACATATAGGTTACATGTAACTTGCCCCTCCCCAGGTTACAAGGTTACATAGGTTACACACCCCCTTTAGGGGGTGTAACCATGTAACCTTTCCCTGGAGGGGTGGGGGCGGCGAGAAGTTACTGAGGGAGGAAATGATGAAAGAGATAATCAAGGTCAATTTGCTGGGCTTACCCCCGACGGTGAACCACCTGTACAGGACCTCCAGGAGCGGGGTTCGCTACAAGACGGCCCAGGGGAAAGAGTGGCAGAACACTACTGCAGCTATTATAGCGATGGCAAAGACGAACCGCAAGCCATACAGTGGCGACGTGGCGCTGGAGGTCCTCTTCCAGACGACGGACCGAAGACGCTGGGACCTGGACAACCGGGTCAAGGCCCTCCAGGATTGCCTCGCCATGGCTGGAGTCATCGAAGATGACCGGCAAATACAGCGCCTCCACGTAGAGCGGCAGGCAGGACCGAAGACGTCGACGATCGTTACCGTGTTGGAGATTCAGCATGACCGATAACGACTTCCGGTTCCGCTTCGCGGAGCGGTGTTTGTATGACTACAAGACGAACGTAGCGCGGTTGGAGGTGTTGCGGGCCGACCTGAAGGTTCTGGATGCGGCCTCGTCCGTGAATGGGCAGAACTATGACGGCCTCCCCTGCCTGGGATATCTCCGGGATGCCGTCTCAGCACGCCTAGAACGCATCGAAAACCTCGAAGAGGATATCCGATACCTTGAACGCAAAACGGAGCCCATTAGACGCCTCTACGACGATCTGAGGGCCGGGTATGTTTTGGAGGGGTCACCGAAGACGATCTTGCGAGGGATTCTGGAGCTGTTCTACCTCGGAGAGAATACCTGGCAGGCGACGGCAGAGGAGCTTAGGCTGAGCCGAATGTCCTTCTTTCGCCGAAGGAATGAATTAGTGGGGCTTAGCCTCCGCTATCTGGGGTTCTGAGATTTTGGTGGGAATAATTTGGGAATAATTTGGGAATGGCGTGGGAATAAAAGCTCGGGTTCCGTGGTATGCTCATAGCATCGAATTGGACGCCCGAGGGGCGTCCTTTTTTGTTGCCTGGAGGTGAGGCGAGATGCCAAGAAGGCCTGGAGAGAAGACACGGGCGGCTAACCGCCTGGCCCAGAACAAAATTTATAACAAGAACCGGCCGGCGCGTCATAAGTTTTACGACACGTCGCAATGGCGGAAGCTGAGGGGCTGGCTCCTGCGCTCTCACCCACTCTGCGCGCAGTGCGAAAGAGAGGGGCGCGTGACGCCTGGCGTCCTGGTAGACCACATCGTGCCCATTGAGGATGGCGGGAGCAGGACGGAAGTGTCGAATTTGCAAGTACTTTGCCTCACTTGTCACAACAAAAAGCATGGAGGGAGGGGGGCTAAAAAGTCTGGGGAGCGTCGATCGTTCAGCGGACGCGGCTCGTCTGTAGCCCTGCCTGAATAAAATTCAATTCGCTATTAGCATATATGATAAGAGGTGATGACAATGGCAGTCCGTGGCCCCAAGCCAATGCCTCAGAATCTCCGAGTTCTTCGAGGTCGTGAGCATAAAAAGCGGCAGGAAACGTTGAGGTTGGAGCCGGCGGAGGACGACAAGCTTTTGAGGTTGCTTGACCCATCGCTGCCTGAAGAGGTTCTGGCCAGGGCGCGCAAGAGTTTGTCGGCCTTGTCAGCGCACAAGGTTTTTTCGGAGTGTGACTTTGCGGCGTTCGATCGGTACTGTCAGCACTTGCGCCTAGCGCATGAAGCAAACCAGATATTGCTCAAGGAGGGGGTGTTGAGCATTGACAATAACGGCAACCCCCATAAGCATCCCGCTGTGCAAATCTATCGGGACAACTCTCTGGCCGCGCTGCGGTACGAGGAGCAATTCGGGTTGACGCCCTCCGCGAGAATGCGTCTGAGCAAGACCGACGAGCAGAAACAGGAGGACGATTATGCCCAGTTCCGTAGGCGCGACGCAGCGTCCTCGGCGTAAAAGCGCGAAGGTCAACGATGGGAGAGTAGCAAAGCGATACATCAAGGACGTCTTGGATGGGAAGATAGTAGCCTGCAAGTGGGTGCGGCTGTTCTGTCAGCGGCACGTCCAGGACCTCAAGGGAGCGCGCCGCAGGGGGCTTCATTTCGACGAGGAAGCAGCCGGGGATATCCTCGGCTTTTTTAATTTCCTTCGGCACTCTAAGGGTGAATGGGCTGGGCGGCCCTTCATCTTGGCCCCTTGGGAGCAGGCCTTTCTTTGGGTGTTGTTCGGGTGGAAGAAGAAAAACGGGCTGCGTCGGTTCCGAACGGCTTATTTAGAGGTTTCGCGCAAGAACGGAAAATCGAGCCTTGCGGCTGGGGTCGCATTGTATTTGCTTGACGGAGACCAAGAACCCGGCGCCGAAGTCTACAGTGCTGCGACAAAGCGGGACCAGGCGAAGATCGTCCACGGCGAGGCTTCGCGCATGGTTCGTTCCTCCCCTTCTCTCCGAAGTTTCATCACCGTACATAGGGACAATATCCACGTGGTGGACACAAACAGTAAGTTCGAGCCACTATCCAGCGACTTCAACAGCTTGGATGGGCTGAACATTCACGGGGCTATTGTGGACGAGGTGCACGCCCATAAGACGCGCGATCTTTGGGACGTCCTCGACACAGCTACCGGAGCCCGACGGCAGCCCTTGATCTTTGGCATCACCACGGCGGGGGTGTCCAGGCTTTCGGTCTGCCGAGAGCTCCATGACTACACCGAGAAGATTCTGGAGAACAGCTTGGCGGACGACAGTTTTTGCGGGGTCATCTATACCCTGGATGACGGGGACGATTGGACGGACGAGGGCGTTTGGGTTAAGGCCAACCCCAACTTGGGAGAATCAGTCAAGCTGGACGATCTGCGCGACAAGGCGCGTAAAGCAAAGGAAGCTCCTGCCGCTCTAAACTCCTTCCTGCGACTGCACATGAACGTCTGGACCCAATCGGAGACCCGATGGCTGGACCCGGACGTGTGGGCGGCCTGTGGAGGGCGGACGGATATCGATCTTTTGAGAAGCGAGCCCTGCTATGCGGGGCTCGATCTGTCGAGCACGACCGATATCTCCGCACTGATCCTAAAGTTCCCTCGAACGGGCGATGTGCTGTCCTGGTTCTGGATACCGGAGGACGAGATGGCGAAACGCGAACGGCGTGACCGTGTCCCCTTCTCTTCCTGGGTGCGCATGGGGTTCGTCGAGGCGACGCCAGGGAACGTCATCGATTACGAGTATATCAAGGAGCGAATCAGGGCTGTTGCTAAGGAGTTTCGGGGGCTGCGCGAGATTGGATACGACCCCTGGAACGCGACGCAGATTGGCATTCAACTGGAGGAGGAGGGGTTTACCGTCGTCCCCGTCCGGCAGGGATACCAGACGCTGAGCCCTGCAGCCAAAGAACTGGAGCGGGAATACCGAAGCGGGGAACTGAAACACGGTGGCAACCCCGTCCTGAAGTGGATGGCCGCGAACGTGGTCCTCTCGGTGGACCCCGCGGAGAACATCAAGCCAGATAAAGCCCGGAGTGCAGAGCGCATCGATGGCATCGTCGCGCTCTGCATTGCCATAGCCCGGCAGATCGCCGAAGAGGACAAGACGAGCATCTATGAAACGCGCGGGCTCATGGTCATATAAGCCCACGAAAGGAAGTGGTTTGTTTGGGGCTTCTGGGTAGGGTGAGAAGAGCATGGATAGCCTTGAAGGATTCGTCCGGGGCGGGGCAGCTCGAAAAGCTCCTTCTCTCGCATTTTGGTGCACTATCCCGCAGCGGGGTCTACGTATCGCCTACAACAGCGATGCAATGCAGCGCGGTGTTCGCGTGCGTTGGGTTGCTGGCGGAATCGATAGCGCAGCTTCCTATCAAGCTCTACAGAGGCATTGGGGGTGAGCGGGAGGAGGTCCGAGAGCATTGGCTGTATCGTCTGCTGTACCAGAGCCCGTGTTCCTGGATGACCTCTTTCGGATGGCGGGAGACCGCTATGATGCACTTGTGCCTGCGTGGGAACTTCTATGCCTACAAGGTACGGGACTCGGCGGGAAGGATTGTGGAGCTCCTGCCTCTGCACCCCGACACTGTGAGCGTACGGCAGCTGGACAACTGGGACCTGGAGTATCTGGTGACGCTCCAAGCGGGGCGGCAGGTGCGGTGTCTTCAGCAGGATATTTTCCACGTTGCCTATCGGTCGCTGGATGGGGTTACCGGCTTGTCCCCTATCTCTTATCAGCGCGAAACCATAGGCCTGACCCTCTCCGCGCAGGAGCATGGCGCCCGTCTGTTCAGCAACGGAGGGCGTCCGGGTGGGGTTTTGTCGCTGCCGGGCTCAGTGTCCGAGGAAGCCATGAAGAGGCTGCGTGAGGACTGGGAGGCAAACTACGGC